GATGGCCTAAGATGGGTTAAAATTGAAGATAAAAATCGTACCAATACAACTCCAGGGTCTACTAATAATACCCAACATGGTCTGTTCTATAATAATACTTCTACATTTACAGACACAGAAGGCCGAACACAGAATACTCGTCAAAGTCTCAGTAAGGCACTTACACCCAAGGCGGACAATTAATGGCATATCAGCAATTTTTCTACGATCAGCAAATACGCAGATACATTATTCAATTTGTTAGAATACTTAGTAATCTGCAGGTTGAATTTGGCAAGGATCGCAATGGTGTTACAGCACTGCAGCGAGTACCTGTTATATATGGTGACAGCAGCAGACAGGTAGCGTATGTTATTCAGCAAGGCAGTGAAAACTACATGCAGAGTACACCTTGCATGGCTGTTTATATCAGCGGCCTTGAATATGATCGTGCCAGAGTTCAAAATCCAACTTATGTAGATAAGTTAAATCTTCGCGAGCGTTATTATGACACTGCCACAGGCGAGTACGCTACAGTACAGGGTGATACTTTTACCGTAGAGCGTTTGATGCCTGTTCCTTATAAGCTTACTTTAAAAGTCGAAGTTTGGACCAGTAACACTGAACAAAAATTACAGATCTTAGAACAACTGTGTACACTGTTTAATCCGGCGCTGGAAATTCAAAGTACCGACAATTACATCGATTGGACCAGCATTAGTTATATTCTCTTAACGGGTGTAAATTGGAGCAGTAAACCTGTACCCACAGGCACTGAAACTCCACAGATAGAAACTGCTACACTGACATTTGAATTGCCTATCTTTATCAGTGCTCCTGCACTGGTCAAGAAGTTGGGTGTGATTCAAAAGATTATTGCAAATTTGTATGATGCAAATGGTAATATCAACACCGCTATATACGATGATGCTAACTTAATGGGTCGTCAATATTTTACAGTGCTTAACTATGGAATTATTCTAGTAGAAAATGAAGTAAGACTAGTAAAATACAACGAACATGCGGTTGAAGAATTTGGTCAACAGATTGTAGCCAATGTTATAAGTGACATTACCACAGGTAATACCACAGTGAATTTAGATATCAATGCCAGCAGCATTAGGCCTGGCATGGAAGTCATGGGTCTTGCAGTGACTGGTTTTGGTAATTTAACTGCCAACACCAGCAGTACGCTGGTAAATGGTGCAGGCACTAACTTTTTACAAACGCTAGAACCAGGAGTTGTGTTGTTTGTAAACAATAACCAACTTGGTGTAGTGGATGCAGTGATCAACAATACTCAAGTAGCACTTACTGAAAACAGTCTCAGCAATGTTTCAGCTAATGCCTACAGTTATATCAAGTATTTAAATTATGGCAATACCATTGTTCTAAGCACTGCAGGCAATACAGTTACCACCAGTAATTTAGTTTATGCTAATGTGGGTGACAAGATTGTGTTTACTGCTGTAGACTATAAGTATGGAACAAATGAGCCATGGCGCGATATAGTTAACATATATGGTAATTTGGTAAATGGCAGCAGCCAAATCAGTGTTGAACTTGACAGCGGATTGGAAGTAGTAGGTACTGTAGCATATAACCCTAACGATGACACTGTATTGCTATGGAATCCAGATGTGGACACTATTCCCACAAATACAATTGCACCAATTAATGCCATTATTGATCCTTTAAGCAGCAGGCCGAATCGTGACTTACAGTATTTGGCAAATGGTACAAGATACTTACTGGTCAATGATTATAACAGCACCGAAACAGGTGCCAATGCCAGTGTTTACAATTGGTTAGGCATAGATGACACGCCTCTTGTGGCCTATGCCAATGATATTATACAATATAACGGTAGCCATTGGGTAGTTGCTTTTCAAAGTAACACAGCCATTCCTATTCAGTATGTTACAAATATGACTACAAATACACAATACAAGTGGGATGGCGCACAATGGACTAAGAGTTATGAAGGCTTTTACCCTGCAGGAAAATGGCAACTAATAATATAAATCAAAGTTGCGGTAGTTTAATCTACTGCACCAGCACACACAGATATCTATTTCTATTGCGTAACAACGGCAAATTTCCTGACTCTTGGGGTTTAGTTGGAGGCAAGATCGAACAAGGTGAATCTATTCTAGAAGGTTTGATGCGAGAAATTCGTGAAGAGCTAGGTGGTGAAATTCGTGGCGCTAAAATTATACCAATCGAACAGTATACCAGTGATAATAAACGATTCACTTATCATACTTTTTTAATTAAAGTAGAAGCAGAGTTTGTACCAGAATTGAATGATGAACACAAGGGATATTGCTGGGTTCCATTAGAAGCTTATCCTAAACCCTTACACCCGGGCGTGTTTAGAAGCATTCGTGCTGAAAAGACGCGAATGAAAATTAAAACTCAAGAACGATTAAATTAACTGCGGCCGACGCTGATTTCAATGGTGTGAACAGAACCGTCAGCAATTGCCTGCATGGCTTTGCCCACAACACAACCCAACTGTGCAACACTGTGATCAATGGCCTGAGCTGTACCTGGAATGTTACTGGTAACTAATACCGTGCCTTTGTTAACTGGACCTAGCACCTGACAGGGCACTCTACCTGCCAATGCCACTGCAACACTGTTTTGAGTTTGTAAAGTACCGTTCATAATATATGCAGGATCAGTAGAAACAACACCAGCAACAGCAGTGTCGTGATCACGGATACTTTGAGTAACTTCTTGTTCTCCTCCAAATACAACTACAGTTCCAGGAGAATATGCTGCATCTGCTTGATATCTTTCTGCCAAGTCAGCGTACTGTGCAGAAGTTGCTTTTGCAAATATTGTGTTAAACTGTAGAGTAGTACTACCAATATTAGCATTAGCATTACCAGTTGGCAAAATGTTGCCTGCAAAGTTTGTATTGCCGCTAAATGTTTTGTTAGTAAGAGTTTGAGTAGCAGTTGCTCCGACGAGTGCATATCCACCTACTTGTACACCGTCATGTACCCGCAAAATATCTAAATCAGTGTCTACCACTACTTCACCTATAACACCGGTGAATGTGCTGTTCTGTGCTGTAGTTCCTCGTCTGAATTGTACTTGTACTGCCATATGTTAAACCATTTCTTATATTTAGTTAGGGTACAGTTCCAAAATCATATGAACTAGTAATGCTAGTGTCTGTAACAGACCCAAAATCTACATTTCCCTGAACTCCAGGAAGTTGGGTAACACGGCGCCAACTACGAGTCGTGCTGTTATAGCTGTAAACTATTCCGTTTACTGTAGCTTGTTGACCGTTTGTTGGACTAGTAGGAAATGCCATTTAAAAACCTTTTATATACTTATTTAAATTATTTCTGGGTCCCAGCTAGTGGTTGTTTCATTCCAACGATATTTGCCATCGGGCATGGGTGTAGGCGGTCGCCATCTGCAGGTTTCTGTGTCAAGAATCCAGCTTGGATACGGTTTACTATCGGCCATGCTGTTAATTTTATCAGTTTTTTCTTGGCTGGTCATTGTACGAACTCTATACTTTTCAACGCACTCATTATTAATGATTTCTAGAACTTGTTCAATAACCAAGTATGGTTCATCTACATAGGGTGCAGGATTTTGTTTATATTTTATAAATCCATGGCTTTTAGTTTCAATATTAAAATCAGAATAAATCATTAGAATATTTTCTAAAACCATGGGATAGTTAACTGGCAAATTGTTTTCAACTTTGATGTATAAATTCATTTAAGTATCCAGTGCATTTCCAGGAAAGAATCTTGGGCCCGACGCATTTGATCCCCATACAATTCTTACAAAACCATTTGCGCCGGCTGTTGATGTTCCAGTTCCGTTATCAAAAGGGCCTCCGGCGCCGCCACCAGGAAATCCGGCGGTGCCGCCCACCGACGGAGCACTCTGTGAACCATTTCCTGCTCCACCTGCGGTTGTCGGAACTGCGGCACTATAAGTATAGCCGCCACCGCCACCTCCACCAGTTTGATCAGTTTGACCTGCGCCGCCGGCGCCACCGCCACCACTAGGTGCTCCGCCGGTAGTGTTGGCTGCTCCGCCTTGACCCCCTGTAGGGCCTGGTGATGCAGGTAAGCCGTCGTAGGAAACGCCAGAAATTGCGCCTTTGCCACCACCGCCTACGCCGCCTGCACTAGCGCCTCCGCCTCCACCCCCGCCTCCATTAAAAGAGGCTCCACCTTGTCCTCCAGCGTACTGCCCGATGGTTTTAGTAGTGCCGCCAGCTACAGTTCCATTATTAAAATTTGCTGTTACGCTGCTGTTAGCATTAGTAGTTTGGCCACCACCATAAATTTTTCCACCACCACCGCCATTGGCTGTGATTACAAAGTTTGTTTTTCCAGTTTGAACTAATGTTACTGAACTATTGCCGCCATCATTTCCGTTTACGCCAAATGATGTAGCAGCTGTGCCTCCGGCACCTACTACAATTGTTAATACATCTCCCTGAGCAACAAGAACATTAGAAGCAAAGACACAACCTCCACCTCCACCCCCACCCCCGCCGCCGTCACCATTGTTACCTCTACTACTGCTGCCCCCGCCACCAATGGCCATATAAGAAATATTGCCGCTGATAGGTGCAGAAAAAGAATAAGTTCCAGGTACATTGTAATTTTGATATATGGTTAGGCCTGGCCAGTTTCCTGTGGAACTTATCTGCTGTTGTTCGCTTACACTAAATCTTTTTGGGGGTGAGCTGGTAGTAAATGACTGACCAGGACCCCTAATTCCACCGTTCTGTGCCATTAGCTGATTACCTCATAACTGCAAGTAACAATAAATGTATTTGCTGTTCCAGCTGTTACACCTATACTTTGCGCTTCTTCTAAATAATAAGGTGCATTTTTATCTATGGCCGTCAGCGCACTGTTTGAAGGCACTGTAGTAGTAAGAATAGTAAACGAAGTGCCTGTTATATTAGCGCCATTGTTCCAAAAAACAGTTGCAGTGGCAGAATTTCCTGTTGTATTGCTAATGTTTAATGAATTAATTTTAACCACCGTCGATGAATTTGCTGCATTGTTTAAAATGCTTGTTGCCGATGTTGTGGTTAAGTTTGCCGCTACTGTTTTTCCATAAATTGCTGTAACATTGACTATGTTTACTGCTGCCATTGTTTATCCTCCAAATACTATTGCCATTGCAATAGCCTTTCCTGTTGTTACTGTTGGTGCTGCGGTTGCAGCTGAATTTGCAATTGCATTTCCACTGATATTACCGCCTGTGGTTGATGCTGTACTTATGCCGCCTGTTGCGCTGAAAACTACCGCAGTTGGGTTTGGTGTTGTTGCTGTAGGTATAGGAACAAACGCAAATGCCCCAGAAGTTGGGTCTGTCTTAATACTAGCACCGCCTAAGTTTATCGTATTTGAACTTAGGTATAAGTCCCTAAATCTAAAAGTTGGGCTACCTAGGTCGTAGGCAATATTCGCATTGGGTATTAAATTGCCATATATTGTTGTATTTCCAGTTACTGGTGCACCGGTGGTAGTCGATGGGGCGCCTGTAATATCAACCCAATAAAAGCTAGTACCGTCATTTTGCCATTCGTACAATACATCATTTGCAGTGTCATACCATTGATCACCGCTGACATTGCCTGAAACCGGAGGCGCTGTGCTGGCTGTATAAGTGTTAAATGCTGTGCCCGGATTAAATGTTGAGCCATTGCTCCAAAATACGCCACTGCCAGATATAATATAACTGCTGGCTGTAATATTACCACTAATAGTAGCGTTGGCATTTACTGTTAGACCGGCTACAGTAGCATTAGCATTTGCGTTTATTGTTGTAGTAATAACACCAGATCCAAATGTGCCTGCACCTGTACTGGTAAATGTAGCACCAGTAAACACTGCTCCGGTATTACCAATTGTAGCTGAGTTAATAGCTTGAGCGAAAACTGTGTTAACACCAAGAATATTACCACCTGTACCTGAGCCTACTGTTAAATTGCCAGTAACACCTAGTGTAGTACCTACTGTTGCAGATGCATTAACTGTTAGACCAGCTACTGTAGCATTGGCGTTGGCGTTTACAGTGCCAGTGTTGAGCGCACTTGTAGTTGTGCTGGTAGTAAATGTGCCTGTTGTTCCTGATACAGCTCCGTTACTGACTAAACTACTTACTGTAGCTGCACCGTTGGCATTAATTGGTCCTGTTGCCAAGTTACTGGTTGTTACTTTGGTAGTGAATACGCCTGTTGCACCTGTTAAAGCTGCACTGGCGTTACCAATCGTTGCTGCCGAAATACTTGCACCTGTGAATGCTGCACCTGCGTTACCTATTGTGGCAGCATTTACTGTGGCTGCTGTTACTGTGCTGTTACTGGCCAAAGCGTTGACTGTTGCGGTTCCACTGCTGTTAATAGTTCCTACAACAGCAATACCTGTAGAACTTACTGTCAGTATGCCTGTGTTTGCGGCAAATAGTACTTGAGATCCGTTTTGAGTTGAACTGCCGCGAATATATCTTGTAAAACTGTCCCAGCCTACACCCAAATAGTTAAGACCAAATCTTGCTACTTCATCGCCTGTGTTATTGGTACTGACCCCGTTTTGTGCGGTCAATTGGAAGTTTTGATCTGAACCGTGTGTAAAGTTTGCTGTAATAGAATTAGCTGTGGTCGAAGTAACATTAATTGTAGTGAAACTTGCAGCAGTTCCAGATACTGCACCGTTTGAAGCCAAACTGGCCACAGTGACTGCACCATTGGCATTGATCGGGCCAGTGGCCAAATTACTGGTTGTGACTTTAGTTGCAAATGTACCAGTGTCACCTATTACTGTTGCCCCTGTATTACCAATTGTGGCAGCATTTAGTGTAGGAATAGCCACAGTCGACGGCAAACTTAAAACTACTGCGCCAGTAGTAGGACTTGCTGTAATTTGGTTTGTAGTTCCACTTACACTAGAAACAGCGCCACCGCCGCCCCCTGAGCTGTAAGCTGTACCGTTACTCCAGAATATACCGCTGCCAGATATAATATAACTACTGGCCACAACATTACTAGAAATTGTAGCATTTGTATTAACTGTTAAATTGACTACGGTAATATTAGCGTTAGCATTTAGTGTTGTAGTTACTACGCCTGACCCAAAAGTACCAGTTGTTCCTACGATAGCACCGTTTGAAGTCAGTGCATTAACTGTTGCTGTTCCGTTGGTATTAAGCGTTCCAGTATTAAGAGCACTGGTAGTAGTACTAGTAGTAAATGTACCAGTAGTACCGGTAACTGCACCATTTGATGTTAGGGCGTTTACTGTTGCAGTACTGTTGGCATTGAGTGTACCAGTATTCAACGCTGAAGTTGTTGTGCTGGTTGTGAATGTACCAGTGGCGGCTGTTATGGCTGTAGTAATTGTAGCGTTGCCAGCAACTACATTGCCACCTACATAGATGTTGCCACCTATGCCAGCGCCGCTGTTATTATTAAGAACTAATGCCCCTGTACTGATGCTTGTACTGCGAGTCCCATCACCACCCGACCCGCCACCTGGCTGCGTTCCAGTTAATATGATGTTACCAACTCTAAATGTACCAAATATGCTGTTGCTTTGTGTAATGGTATTTGCTGTGTCGCCTGCACCAGCACTGTACCACTCCAAATATTGAGTATTATTGTTCCAAATAAGTGCAGCATTGTTTGCAGCTGTTTTCCAATAGTGAAATCTAAAACCAATGTCACGCCCGTCGTCACTGGTAGGTGTTGTTAAATTAGCATCTGTATGCAGTTCAATTAAGTTATCACTTACAGCAAGATTATTTGCACCGTAAATTGTGGTATTACCCGTTACTGTCAAGTTTCCAATTGTAGCGTTACCTGACACCAGCAAATTTTGTCCAACATTTAAAGATTTTGCAATACCCACACCACCTGACACTACCAGCGCACCCGAGCCTGTGCCTGCTGAATCTGTGGTATTTGTAATGCTGGTAATGCCTGCTACACCTAATGTTGTGCCAATTGTGGCGCTGTTATTAACTGTTAAGCCACTAGCAGTAATATTTGCATTTGAATTGATTGCGCCTGATGCAATACTGCTGGTTGTTATACTTGTTGTAAAAGTTCCAGTAGTACCTGTAACTGCTCCATTACTGGTCAATGCGTTTACGGTAGCAGTACCGTTAGCATTTAAAGTCGAAGTGACTATGCCTGATCCAAATGTACCGGTTGTACCGCTTACTGCCCCATTGCTGGTCAATGCGTTTACAGTAGCAGTACCGTTGGCATTCAGTGTGCCGGTGTTTAGAGCACTGGTAGTTGTACTGGTAGTAAAGACGCCGGTGGCTGCAGTAACACTGGTATTCGATGCAAGAGCGTTTACTGTTGCTGTACCATTAGCGTTTAGTGTTCCTGTGTTAAGAGCTGAAGTTGTTGTGCTAGTTGTAAATGTACCAGTTGTACCTGTTACAGCACCGTTACTTGTAAGAGCATTTACAGTGGCTGTTCCATTGGCATTTACCGTACCTGTATTCAAAGCACTTGTAGTAGTACTGGTGGTAAATGTGCCAGTTGTACCTGTTACGGTGCCATTTGATGTTAGAGCATTAACTGTGGCAGTACTGTTGGCGTTAAGTGTTCCTGTGTTAAGAGCTGAGGTTGTTGTACTGGTTGTAAAAGTGCCTGTGGTGCCTGAAACTGCTCCGTTAGACGCCAATGCATTGACAATAGCTGTACCATTTGCATTGATTGTACCTGTAACAATAGCACTGGTAACAATATTTGTGGTAAAAGTGCTGGTATTGGCAAAAAGAGCAGCAACATTCAAGTTTCCAGCAATGCCAACCCCGCCAGCTACAGTCAAAGCTCCAGTTGTAGTGCTTGTACTGGTTGTTGTGCCGCTGACGATTAGATTGGTGTCTACAGTTGCATTACCATAGATTCTTGTGCCGCTTAATAATTTTGCCATAGTAGTGTATTTATTGGATCTTAAATATTGAATCTGCGCCTATGAGCGTTGAAATTTTGACTGACTTCGTCGGCTGTTAGGGCTCTGTTATAAATTCTCACTACAGCGATATCTCCGGGAAATAAGTTAGTTGAAGCTGTTGTATCATCCCAACGACGGGCTATTCTTGTTACTCCACCAGAACTGGCTGTGCCTGTGTAGCTGACAGCACTACCATTAGCAGTACCATTTACATATTGTGTCAGTGTAGTGCCATCGTAAGTTCCAACTACTTGATACCAAGTGTCTAAAGTGGGCACAAAACCTGCAGTATTATGCCACGCACCGTCAAAAAATCCTACGCATAAATTATAGTCTGAGGGGGATTTATTTGTGCCAATGCTGTAATTTAAAGCATTACTTAAGTTATATTGATTGGTAACCGCACTGGTAACTTGTCCTGTCAAGCTGGCATTGACTTTGACCCATGCTTCTGCTGTCCATTTTGGCATATTACCCAAGTTAGTAGCAGTGTCACCGTACTGTGTACTGGCTGGCGTAAATTTAATGTTACCGCCAGTAACACTGCTACTGTAAGTAGGACTGTTGTACAGTGTTACATTGCTTTGACTGGTGCTGATATCGTACCAAGTAGCGCCCGAACCCGAATAACTGTTTGACTGTGCTGCATCTATCCAAAACTTTAAGTTACTGTCTATTACAGGGGCACCGGTTAGTTCATCAAACTGTCCTTGAATGTAGTAGTTGGCAGCTTGATCAATTTTTCTAACTGTGGTGCTGGAAGCTAAGGTATTTGCGGCCGCAATAGGTTGGTAAATTGTAGCAGATGATCCTTGTTCAAATTGTGCGCCCCATACATACAACCCAGATGTTCCATCCCCTGTGTAAGTTAAATTACCGGCGTTGTCAATTAATCTATAGGTTATATTTACAGTAGCATTAGCAGATGCTGTAAAGGAAAAACCAAATCTATACCATCCATTTCCTACATTACTGATAAATGTACTGTTTACTGTGCCTGTACCGGTTGTATAATTAACTACTGTACCAGTTTGTAAATTTGCCTGAACTCCAGCTCTATTAACACTTGCTCCTTCTTCGTGATATATTACAAAATTTCTTCTTTCAGCAGCTTTGGCATAAGTGCTTATAGTATAAGTTGTACCGTTTACAAATGGTAAAGATGTTAGTAATCTATGAATGGCATTTGTGGAATCTTCAGTAAGCTTTGAAGCAGTAAAAGAACCTGTGGGCGAAGTTGTATTATTAATAGTAACCGAAGCATTTGTAACGATCCAGGTAGAAAAAGTTTCGGTTTGACTAAATCTGTTGATAATAGTCCCGCTGGGATTGTAAGTTACCTCATCAAACTGGGCGGCAAATACCGTGTTGGCAGTCACTTTATTTGCAGTATATGTTATTTCGTCGATTGTTCCATTAACCAACAAATTTCCTGTACTGGTCAATCTATTTGAAATTGTTGCCATTGTTATCCAAACACTGTATCTAAACTGTTGGTAGCACTGTTATACACTTGGTAAACTACGCTGGTTGTGTTAGCACTATAGGTAAATCCAATTCTGTTATTACTATAAATGTTACCGCCTGTAGTTAAAATATTGCCTGTTACTGTTAATGTAGTTCCAACTGTGGCACTGTTGTTGACTGTGATACCATTAGCTGTTACATTGGCATTGGAATTGACGGCTCCACTGGCAATTGATCCTGTAGTTACACTGGTTGTAAATGTACCAGTAGTACCGGTAACAGCTCCATTCGAAGTTAAAGCATTGACAGTTGCTGTACCGTTAGCATTCAATGTGCCTGTAGCAAGAGCGCTGGTTGTTGTACTGGTAGTAAATATACCTATTGTACCTGTTACTGCGCCATTTGAAGTTAAAGCATTAACAGTTGCTGTTGCATTGGCATTTAGTGTTCCAGTGTTTAGTGCTGATGTTGTGGTGCTGGTAGTAAATGTACCTGTAGTACCGGTTACTGCGCCATTACTTGTAAGAGCGTTTACAGTTGCTGTTGCATTGGCATTTAGTGTTCCAGTTG